TCGAAGGTACTATCTCGAAAGATCTAGTTACTCCTCCCACTGCTTTTGAGAATTGAAATATAGGTAGTCCATTCTGATTGGAGCTCAAGGTGTACACCTCGGTGTCCACCCCACCTATCTTTCCTTTTTCCCGTGGATTGCCAAAACGTTGTCCAGATTGGTTTGCCGCGTTCAGGATAGATATGAACTGCTCCCTGTAGTTTGAGTTTGCGGAATCATTCCATACTATCGTGGAATTCGCTAGGTTGGTGCCCGACGAGTCTCTGACATCCTGTGTCGTTGATATCGAGTCAATTTTCAGTAAGCCTGTTGCTGGTTTGTTACGCTTGGCGTTGTAGTTGATAAGCCTCGCCAATCGTAGGATAGAATTCCTTCTCTCCGCGGTCTCTAGGAAGTTCTCCCTGGCGTTGAGGTCCACCCTGAAACTGAGTGCCTGTGCTATGTAGGCTATGAGGTCTATAAGGGCGACGTACTCAGAACTCTCAACGAAGTCGTTGAAATCATCTGGGTAGTTCTCCTGTAGGTAGGCCACCATGGTCCTTCTCAAGGTCTCGAAGTCGTATGATTTGAAATCGGCCTGTTGGAAGGCCTGATAGATCTTGCGCCAATCCTCGGCTACCAGTAATCTGTTCTGTCTGTCTGTTGTGGCCATTGTATATACAACGGTATTTATATGCGAGGTAATATGCGCTTATTAAGATAGACGCAGAAGCGAGTTCTCGTCGAAGTTGAATCGCAGTTTCTCAGTGATGTTCAGGGGCACGTATGTGATAGTGGCCTGTATGGCTATGCCCTTGTCCGCCTCTGTGACCAGTATCTCCTGTGTGGATATGCGAGGGTCCGCGTTGAGGTTCGCCGTCACATCCTCCACTATGGCCTCTTTGAGTTGTTCCGTGAATGGCTCAAATATGGCGTCATATATGATAGTGCCGAACTCGGGATTCTCCACACGTTCGCCCTTGCGAACGGAAAGCCTGTTGATCAGGTCCTGTTTGGCCACTTCGAAGTCGTACAGTTTGAAGTTCTGCTTGTCCGCACGTGAGCTGAAACCTTTGAAAGTTGGATTTCTTTTTGATAGATCCCTGTTGTCTTCCGCCATTAGTCCAATCTCCTGAATTCCACATCTGTTTTGTTGTAGTCAACTGCGTAGAATCCTGTGTCTGTCATTGTTCTCGCCCATGGAACTTCCTGTGCCATCACACCCTCGTATGTTCCATCGGTGTGTTTGTATTTAAACGAATATATGTTGATGCCCAAAGGCGACTTTCCAACTAGTTTTATGCCTTCCTTCAATCTCTGGTCACTCCATTTAAAACCACCACCACTGAAGAAACTTTTGACCGCACCGCCTATGGCACCTATCTTGCTGGATAGGTTAACTCCCACATTCTGTAGGAAACTCTGACCCAATCTAGAGGCGTCCCTGGCGTTGAACAGTCCCGCCTTGCTGGCCAGACTCTTGACCTGGTTCATGCCCACTATCTTGCCTCCCACGACACTCGAATAGGTCTGAGTTATACTGCTTAGGTTGGATATGCTTGGCACTATGTTGCCCGCTGAAAGATTCTTTGTGAGACCTTGAACAGAGTTCAAGGCGTTGTTGGCCAAATCAATGTTGCCCGAGATGCCAGACAGTGTGTTGTTGCCAAGTGTGAACAGTTCACCTGCTTGATTGACGAAAACATTGTCCTTGAACAGTTCCGTGCTCTTTCCGGTGAAAGAATCAACAACTTGTGATGTGAGACTCGATGTAAGATCTTTGACATCTGTGTTGAATTCAAATCCTTTGATCTTCTCTGATATGCTGTCCTTGATGTCGAAGGGCAGATCCACTTTGCCTGTGATCCCGTAGATGTCATTGTACTTGGTTCCAAAATCGGTCAGCAGTTGTTTGGCCTTGATGGCATCTGTGCTTGACCCCATCTTCTGTTTGACGTACTCCAATGCGTCCGCTTGGTACTGCGCATCTCTGATGGCACTGTTCTCGCTGAGTCTATTCTGCATGTTTACGAACTCCGCAGTGCCTGGTGTGCGAGACAACTGACTCCAACGTTTCTTGTCATCGCTGTCTATCGGTATGATCCCGTCATTGCCGATCACGCTGGCCCTGAACATGGGTTCGTGAGTGACGAACCTGTGTACCGTTGTTTTTGTTTTCCTGGTGAACTGTTCTAGAGGTTTGATTCCCTTCTGCGCCAACTCGACATCACCCTCGTCCCTGATCTGGATGCCAGCCTTTTCCGGTGTGAGCCAACTTGGCCCCCAAGTGCTACTGGCACCTGTTGAGTTGAAGTGCACCTGCGCTCCCGCTAGGTGTATCTGTCCTGAGGCACCGTGTAACTGTGTGCCACTAGTGAATGATGATATGCCGTCCCTGGCGTAGTCCCTCACAGATCCCGCCTGCGAACTGTTGAGTATGCCCTTCTCTCCTAGGTTCAATAGGAGGTCCGCGGAGTGTATCATCTCCTTGGCGGCACTGAACCTCACCTGTCCGTTGGCGTGCATGTTGATGTTGCTGTCCGAGTGCAGGTTGAAGTCACCCTCTGTCCTCATGTTGATGCCACCCACTCCGGAATAGATGTCTATCCTGCCGTTGCTCTGCATCTCTATCCAAGCGTTTCCAGAAGCGTTGGCTATGTAGATGACCCCGTCGGTGTCGTGCATCAACAGTTGATGTCCGCTTGCCGTCCTCAATCTTGTGAGTTGGTTGGATCCGTTCACCTCTCCATCATCCATCACAAGGCTGTGTCCAGGACTTCTGTCGGGTGTGACTGCTGTACCGTCTAATCCGATGTTGAGCTTCCTCGAGTCTGGTCGTATTCTGCCTGGGGTACTGATACCAAAAACCTGGCTGGGAGATTCCCTACGTGCCGATGACGTGGTTGTGCCCCTCACAGGATCTGCTATCAATCCCTCCTTCAGTAACTGTTCCGCTAATATATCATTCACTGGATAACGGAAACTGTTCGCGGACTCTATGGTCTCTGCTCCCTCTATCATCCTTCGGTTCTTTTCGCCCACGGGTAAGAAATCTGTGCCGTATGTTTTCTGACCAGATATGCCACGTTCGCGATTATCTGATTGTGTGTATGCTGTGTTATTACTTGCGCCGTATCCCGGTACTTGTTGATTGGTCAATGGTTGTTGAACACAACCTATCCAGAAAGCGTTACGATTGGTTGTTTCTCCTTTGGCGAATATCACCAACACCTCTGTGTCTATGTCGGGTGGCACCGCCCAGAAACCGTAACTATGCTGTGTGGCCTTGTAATCGTTGGGATCTGATTTGGAAGTGGCGTTTATACTCTTGGCCCCGTAGAATGGAGAAAGATACTGGCACCACACTATGTTCTCAAAAGTAGGATCTGCTGTGTTGGTCAATGCTGGAATGTTCACCCCCAACCTTCCCATGCGTAAGGGATCTACCGTGGCCTTCACCACCCCCACGTATGGACCCGGATCGCTATCTATGTACTTCTCGTTGATGTTCTTCTGATTGTCAAAAGAATCTGTGAATCCACGCTGATCTATGTATGCCATTGCCTACTATCCTCTACCTCCCCTAGGATTGGATGATCCCGGGCCTGTCTTTTTAATTACCTTGTTGATCTGTTCACTGTTTTTAAATCTGCTGTTCTCGAAATTCTTAAAACGTTCTTTTAGACCTCCGGATGTGTTACCATCTGTCTTTTTGTTATCAATGGAGAAATCCCTGTCGGCCGCCTTCTGTAGTATGGCCGGTGCTCCCTCGCCCTGTTGGTTGTTCATACGCACACAGGTCAGGGTCTGCAGGAACTGACCATTGTCGAACTTGCTCTCCACCTTCACAACCTGGTAGATGCCATTGAAGAAAAGATCCTCGTCTCTATATGTAGCCTTTTCACTGAACATCAGTCCATCCTTGTCTGATATGTCATCTGGTATCCTGTACCTGATTAGTACCAAGGGACTGATCTGATCGGCGTTGAAACTTTCTAGTGAACTGTTGTAATCCCCTTTATTGCTAATCTTGTTGTTGCCCTGTTGATCTAGTGGAACGTACATGTCCTGACAGATGTAAGCAGGGTCTCCCAGTATGTCCATCTCCACACGTATCATATCTGCCTCTGGGTTGGTCAGGTAATCAAAGAATTCCTGGGCACGTTGACCTTCACCTGCAACAGTTTCTATACTGCTCCTGTTCTTGATCACAGACGGATACTGCCTGATCTGTTTCGTGGGTTCTGGATATTTCTCTACCCCGAATATCTTCTGCCAGGCGTCGGAGACTGTAGAGAAAATACCCTCATTGGCTTTCGCATCAAACACATTACGCATATAATAAGCACTCTTGTAGTTGATCCTCAAGTTCTGTACGTCAGTGTTCTCACCAGTGTAGATATAATTGTATTCCTTCCTAACCAATTTGCTGAAATCTACACGTTTTATGGAAACTCCTGGCTTAATAAGTTTTAGGATGTGGACCTTGTAGGGCATAGCCCTGAAAATGATTGTCTTCTTGTGCATCTTGGTTATGTTGTCAAATTTTTCTGTATCGGTCTGCACAGTAGCCTTGATCTTGAACCAATCTACATACTGGTTGCCTATAAGGGTTTTTTCAAAATCATCGGAGTTGACTATATTCTTCAACTGCTCATCGGTAATTTTCTTGCCCGTATCTATCACACCCGCACGCTCAAGATATGTGGTCCAGAAATCATTAGCCAGTCTTTGGTATCCATATGCTTCTCTAACCGCATCCTCAAAGAATTTTACGAGATTAGTAGTAGTCTCTGCCTTACCGTTGGCTAACTTTATCTTGGGAGGTGGAGTGTAAAAGTCACTGTTTAATCCAGATGGATCGTCATCTTGATTCCACACACTCTTAACCTGTTCCTTATAATCACCTCCAATTCGTTTGACTTCGTCATCTATTATAAACTTGTAATCGTCGATCAGCTCTCTTAGATTGGCCTCTTTCTCTTTTTCCAAGGCTTTCTTGAGAAGGCTTTGTATCTTTACAGTCCATTCCTGTGGGTTGGTTGCTTTCACATCTAGTGTGGTCCTCGGAAATTTGAATCTATCATCGAAGGCTAGGTCTGTGTAGGGTACCGCTGTGATGTTATATTGTGCGCCTCCCACATTAACATCAAAATCCACTCGTACTATCAGTATAGGTATTTTCCTGATCAATCCCTCTGCAGGCACAGGCTTGCCATTCTCATCGATCCCTTTGAACTCTATAGTGAGTAAAAGCGGAGCATCCTGATAATCATCATAGCCGTTCAACGCAGTGGCGGCTCTGACTTTCTCTATGAATGTGACACCGTAAGGCTCGTGTATCTGGAACTCCATCTTGGTGAAGTTGGCCAGATTACGTTCCGCATTTGGTCCTACCGTTGACAGCATGTTCACATTCTCAAAGAATATGTCATGTGCTCTTTCCAAGATGCTGATGCTGTCCCTGTAGTCTTCAACAAACTTGTTATACCTATCCTGTACCAGGCGATCCAGTGCGTCCTTGTCGCCGGTTTTCTTGGCTAAATTACCAGTTGTTAATTTTGGATCGGAAATACCCCCGGTTCTGGCTATGATGTCATGTGGCGAGTTAGTAAGGAATGATTGATTTTGTATTTCCTTCTCTGTTATACCACTCAAAGTGAATATAGTATTGTAGGAAGCAAACTTATGTAGAACATTTGGCCTCAGGAATGGCCTCTTGGCGTTTCCTGACAACTCCAGTATCTTATCCGTATAAAATGCCATGTGCTAGATCCCTAAATCTTGTGAGACGTTTGCCGGCTTGGGTAACTTTATAGTGATGCCTGGTCGGAAATCGTATATGGGATCCTCTATCTGGTCTGGATTACGTTGTGCGAACACCCACCACAACCGTGGCGTGCCATACAAGTCATAAGCAAGAAGATCAGGCCTATAGGCATAGGTACGTTCTATTGTGTAACTCTGATCATCTAGTTCGGCGGTTATTGTCCTCGGAACAAATGTTTCTAGATTAATTTCGTTCTGTGGTGTAGCAAAGTAAGGCGACGTGGATGAGTATTTGGTCATTAGATGAATCCTACCTCATTAGTTCCTTTACCATTCAACTCTCCTCTCACGAATTTCTTCATTGAAAAGTTCTTGATAGATTCTCTTGAGTAGATTGGTGTCAATAACACAGAAATATTTGACAGTGTGGGTGCCCAAGTCTGTGATTCACCTGCTATTACTGACTGATCGAATCCAGCGTCTGCGCCATTCAACTG